TCAAGCCAGTTGATTGTGCCGAGTCAGCGACTAGGACCGTGTCATTAGAGCCGACGCCTAGGCGTGCGGGAGTGTTGTCAGCGGTCGCGGTGACTAGGTCGCCCTTGGCGTCAATCAGGGAGTTAAGGACGATTCCATCTGTGGGGTGGACGTGGTCCCCCCTGGCGAGCTCCACGGCCGTGCCGGCAGCTGCCGTCCCCAGCGCCGCCGGAGTAGCGTCCGAGAAGTCGGCCACGAGGGTGCCGCCCGTAGCGGTGCCCAGACCTGCCCCGTATTTGAGGCTGAATTCGGAGCCGACGTAGGCGATGGGGTCGGCGGCGGTGAGGTCACCGATGGCGCCTTGGGGGCCACGGACGAGGATGAAGTCGAGAACCGCTGACCCGCTCGTGCCGGAGTTGGTGACGGTGCCGGGGCCCGGGTAGTCGACGAAGCCGACAGTGCCGACGGTGACCGTGGCCGCGCTGCCGGTAGCGCCTTGGGGTCCGGTAGGCCCGTCGACTAGGACAAAGTCGAACACCGCCGAGCCGCTGGTGCCGGAGTTCGTGACCTCGGCGGTGCCGCCGTCGGGGACGCTGGTCACGTTGCCGACCTCGATGGTCGCAGCTGGACCCTGGGGGCCGGTCGCGCCGGTGTCGCCCTGGGGGCCGGTGTCACCGGGGACGAGGACGAAGTCGAGGACCGCGGCCGAGGTGCTGCCGGAGTTCGTGACCGCGGGGGTACCCCCGGCCGTGCCCGACGTGACCGTGCCGACCGTGACCGTCGCGGCCTCACCAGCCGGTCCGCGCAGGCTCGCGTATTCAGGGCCGAGCTCGGCGGCCGGCGCCAGGTCCGCGAGGTAGACGGTGCCGTTGGTGCCGGCCGTGCCGGGCAGCAGCAGCGCATAGGACTGGCTGACCCCGTCAATGACTTCGCTGACGGTGTAGAACCAGTTGGCCGGCTGGAGGTCCGCATCGTCGGTCGTGGGCAGCGTGACCGAGAAGTCACCCGCGGTGCCGAGAGTCTTTGTGACGCTTGAGTTCGGGATCGCGACGTCAGCGCCCGAGTTCGTCAGCCACTTGGACGGCGTGAACGTGATCGTGCCTGTTGACGGGTTGCCCTCGGGAGTGAGGAAGGTGCCGAGCACGACCAGGGTCGTGACGTTGGCGGGAATTGCCATTACGCCTCCAGGGCTTCGATACGGGAGCGCAAGTCTTGGATCTGCTCGGCCTGCTCTTGGACAACGGCAAGCAAGGCCGCGAGGACGGCACCGTTGAGCACACCGGCGGGGGAGCCGTCGTCTTTGCGGCTGGCCGCGATGGGGAACTTCGCCGCGACGTCTTCGGCGATGAACCCGAGGACGCGCCGGTCGGTTGGTTCGTCCTCGTCGATGACGGAGAATTCGACGACGGCTAGGTCAAGGACGTCGGCTGGGGTGACTGTGGCGACGCCCAGCTGCCTGTCCGCATCAACGGACTGGTCGAGGGTGCCGGACAGGGCAGCCATGTCGTACTTGATGTCTTGCGTTGAGGCCAGGCGGCGGAGCCGGCCTGCCGTGGTGATGCCGACTTCATCCAGGCCGGTGGTGGAGTTGTTGTACACGCCGAGCATGTCCACCGTTGACGAGGTGATGTCGAGGCCGTTGGCGTAGATGGTGCTGGAGACATCGAGTGCGCCGGTCACGCCGATGCCGTTGAGGCCATCAACGGTTACGCCGAATAGGTCGCCGCGCTTGACGCCGCTTGAGTAGAAGTCCAGGGTGTCGCCGGTGTTGAGGACGATACGAGCTGAGCCGCTTGATGACTGGACTAGGGAGCCGGTAACGGTGCCACCCGTAATAAAACCGCCCTGGACGGTGCCGCCGGTGATAAAGCCGCCGCTGATCGTGCCACCCGACAGGTAGGCCGAGTTGATGTCCCAGCCGGTGATCGTGCCGGCGACGATGCTGTTGGCCGTGATTGCGTTAGCCGCAATGTCTGGCCCGCTGATTTGCCCAGGCTGCGCGCTTCCCGCCGTGCTGGCGTCGGTCACGTTGCCGGCAGCATCGGCACCGCGCAGCCGGAAATAGTAGGTGGTCCCTCGGGACAGGCCCGTGACGGCGAGCCCGCCGGGACGCGCTAGACGGCCCTTGAGTGTGGCTGTGCCGAGGGTGAACGTCGGACCGGAGGTGTCCATGTGGACCTCGACGTAGGACGTGTCTGAGGGCCACAGGTCGCCTGCCGAGTTCAGCCCGTTCCAGACAACGTTGATGCCTTGTACGGAGGAAATCAGGGTCGGCTGCGAGGGGGCGATGAAGTCCCCTGGCGGGGGAAGTACCGGGGCTGGCTCAACGCCGCTGTCGGTGCCTGGTGGCGGGGTGGGGGTGACGATGGCCGTCGCCTCACCGCTACCAACACCAGCGGCGATCACCGACGTGGTTCGGGCTAGGCGCTGCTCCCATAATTGCGGCGGGCGCCGCAGCTGCCCACTCATGTTGTCGTAATCACCTCAAGCTCAGGCTGGAAGGACACGCCGCCGCCTTCCTCTTTCAAACCAATGGACAGAACCCGCGCCTTATTGGGCAGCCCGGTGCCGGACGGGTCAGGGATGGAGACCAGGTCGCCCACGTCGAAGTTGACGTAAGGAACGGCGCCAGGGGTCACGACAACCTCGACGCCGGACGCGACGACCTGGGTCTTTCCGGTGCGTTGCAGCACCCGCTGGGCGTTCCGCTTCGCGACGTCCTCCGAGGCCGTGTTGCCGTACTCCAGGAATACCTCGCGCCAGCCGTTGGCCTCCCGCAGCGACGTGTCCGCGGTGCGCAGCCACCCGTCCTTGGTGCGCACCAGGGCCACAGTCTTGATGGGCCGTTCAACGGTTGTTGAGAACCTGGCCAGATTCTGGCCGGTGTCGAGGAACACCGTCGCCGACCTGTCGGTGCCGCGAGTTTCCCAGGCCTCAAGTTCGAGCGTGGCGGGGTTGAGCCAGAAGTCGTGCCCGAGGTCGACCATGTCGTCCAGCACGGTGAGCAGGTTTGCGCCGACCTTCAGGGTCAGGTCAACCTCGGTTGTCCACGAGCCGCTGGTCGGGCCGTTGATGCCGAAGCCGAACGTGAGCCGGCTCATGCGGTACACGCCGCGGGCAGCTGCCTCGTTTATCAGCGTCCGCAGAATCAGGGCGGGTCGCCAATACGGCTCAATCGACGACACCTGCCATGACGGGTTAGTGCGGATGACGACGGTGTCCGTTTCCTTGCCGTCTGAATTGACCTCGATGCCGGTGAGGATGAACCCGGCCGTGTTGTCCACCTTCAGTCGCAGGTCGATCTTGCCGTTGCTGGTGACGTTGACGATGGTGCCGTCTGAGTTTGTGGTGGCGAGCTTAAAGTCGTCGTCAGTCTTCGCGCGGACGTAGTAGCTGCTGCCCTCACTCAGCCCGGCCGCGCCGGACTTGTCGGTGATGGTCACCTGAGTGCCGTCGGCAAGCCCGTGACCAGCGCACGAGACCCGGTCGTCGCTGGCGCTGACATCGAGGTCGTACCGCTGCCAAGGCCTGTCGTTACGGACACGGGCTGCGAGGGTGTGCGTGCCGATGCCGAGCCGGATCGTGAACCGGGCCATCTGAGTGAATGACGCCGCCTCTTTGTCGAAGTCGCTCGAGGACATGATCTGCTGCCCGTCGAGGAAGACATCCATCTGGTTGTCGCACGACGCGTAGAACTTGATGCGCTTCGGCTCGGAAACGACGAAGTCTCGGTAGAACCAGTTGACGGTGCCGCGCTGGACGAGCGTTTCGGGGTCGGTGCGCCAGATCCACTGCGCTAGGGGATCCTTCCACCTGACGGGCAGGCCCTTGCGGGAAGTGCTGTCGGCGCGCCAAGTGACACCGAGGGCGTCCTGGTAGTTGCCGGACTGCCGCCAGCCGCCGGCTGAACCGGAGGCGTAGTTGAATGGCCGGTCGGGGGTGAGGAAGTCGGCGATGCCGCCCTGGGGGTAAAGCACGGCGTCCTCGAGCCAAGCCAGCAGGCCTCGGCCAGAAGCCGTCAACGTCTGCTGCCCGTTCGAGTTCGCCAGGTCGCGCTCACGCGTCTCCACAAACCAGGCAAACCTGACCTCGTCCCGGTAGATCACGCGCACGACCCGGTCCTTCACCAGTAGGCCGGCGTCGGTCGAAAACAGCGGGACGGTGACGGTGCCGAAACCGGGCTGGTTGAACTCGTCCACAAACTCGCTGATTAGTGACTGCGTGATCGTGCCCAGGTAGGTCTGGTTCAAGGCGTCATAGATGTCCAGGCGCAGGTGTGTCACAGCCACGCCGCCTTATAGGCCAACGTGACCGTCCCGCCACCCGTCACGACCAGGGTGTTGTTGCCGGGCTTCAGGGTGAGGCGGGACAGGCCCGGGTAGGCCTGGTTGGTGATGCGCTGGGAGCCGGCACCGATCGAGTAGGTGAGCTGCACGTCCTGGGTCGGGGCGTCGCCGACGACGTTGACGACGGCCGTGCCGGCGAGGGCCGTGCCGGCGGTGTAAGCCGCCTCGTACCAGTACCCATCAAGGAGCATGACGTCGAAGGCGACGCGGGCGACCCGGTTCGACAGCTGCTCGGACGACTCCAGGCCGCCGAGGTAGCGGGCCGTCGCCGTGTGTGTCACCGTCGCCGGCGTGCCCACCGTGTCCAGGGTGCGAGACATCGTGAACGTGTCCCCACCATTCAGCACGAGGGAGGCCAGCGACTTGAGGTTGGACTGCATCGCGGCCCTCGTGGTGCCGGCGATGACGCCGCCGAACGTCACAACCCGGGGCCCCCACCAGGGGGTCGCGGCGATGGCGCCGGTGCGGCCCGGCACCGTGTAGTCGTCCTGCCGCAGCGGCGGGATGCCGATGTTGCCGTCGATGACCTGAAGGTGGGTTAGGTAGGTGGTGACGTCGGTTGCGCCGATTCTGTACGACTCAGCCATTTACGCCTGCCAGGAATGAGGCCCGCCGGAGCGCGCGGGGGAGGGACGTTTCGGCACGCTCGCCAGGGGCAGCCTGCACCGTGATGCCGCCGTTGATCGTCAGACCGCCGCCAGAACCTCCGACGGTGGGAGTCATGCCGGCCAGCGGATTAACGCCTTGATTGAGAGCGGCAAAGAACCCGCGACCGAAACGGGACACCGCGGGAGCTTGGATCACGAACTCACCAGACGACAGCATCGCCGGCACGTCATCGGCCCTCGAGCCACCATGCCCGCCGACATAGCCGCCATAAGCGGATCCAGCAGTTGATGACGAAAAACCGCCAGGCGGCGGCGTTCCCACATAGGTCGTCCGCACCGTGATTTGGCTTTGGATGTTCTTGGGGATGAGTTCCATCTCGCGCTTCAGCGAGGCGATGGGATCCAGCTGATTCCTTGCAGCGGTGCCGATCTTTGCCAAGTCAGGTGGCACGTTGACTCCGGCAGCCTTGGCCGCCTTGGTAATCTCGTCAACTGCGCCAGCGGTGAACCGGGCCTGCTGCTGCGGATCCTTGAACCCATTTGCCACGTCCATCGCGGCGCTCACGGCAGCATCGCGCGTCTCCGCCGACGGGTCGGCGATGAACTCCTTAAGTGCGGCCTGGTAGCTGCGCATCGAGTCGCGTCGGTCCATTGCCGCATTTGCGTCGTCAAAGGCAGACGCCAGGAATCCGAGCCGAACGATGGTGCGGCGCATGTCAGCGCGGAGCAGACTCATGGCGTCGGTGTATCGGCCGGCCCCAGCCACGACCTCGTCAATGGTGAAGTATTGGCGCTGGAGCGCCGCGTTTGTGGTGCCAGTCTGGTGGTAGAGCTTCTTGGCGGCGTCGACCATGTCGTTCTCGATGGCCGCGCCAGCGCCTGTTGCCTCGTCAGCGGTGTCGCTTGTGATTTTGTTGAAGTAAGCGATGGGATTGAGGACAGCCTCAATGCTTTCGCCCCACAGGTCGAACATCGCAATGTTCATTTGTATGGCTGTGGAGTAGTAGCCGATGATCGGCTCGAGCTTGTCAGAGACATTCAGGACGGCTTGTGCGACTGCCCCGAGGGACTGACCAGCACTTTCCATTTCAGGCTGAGCGTCGCGGAGCGCCTGGGCCAGCGTGTTGACTCTGCCTTCGGCCTGGTCAAACGCGCTAATGAAACCGGCGCCGAATGCCTCAATCAGTTCGTCGAAGCCGTCCCTGATACGGGCCAGCTGGCCGGCAAAGGTTTCTGCGGCTGCGGCGGCCTGGCCGCCGAACGCCTGCGTCAGTTCCTTGGTGATCTGAGACAGGTCACCGGACTTGACGGCGGCCTCTGAGAGCGGAACCCCGAGCCGGCGCAGTGATGAGGCTTGCCCGGTGGCGGCCTTAGCCAAGGCCAGCGAAACAGATTCAAGGCTCTTGCCCGTGCCGACGCTGATGTCGAGCGCGAGCGAAAGAAGCTCTTGCGCTTGGGCGGCGTCGCGGGTGGCCGTGACCAGTCGCTGGAATGCTGGACGCAGCTCGTCATCTGCGACGCCGGTGGCAAAGCGGAGGTCGTCGATGAACTGGTTGACTTCCGGCATGGCGAAGCCTTGCCCGACGTTGTCGAGGGCTTGCTTCAGACTGACAAGTTGCTTCTCCTCGTCCATTGCGGCCTGGATGCCGTCGACCGCCAATTTGACGGCGAAGGCACCGGCAGCGGCACCAGCGGCAAGGAACGCTGGGCCGACCATGCTTCGCATGGTGGCGCCCAGTTTCTGCATGGGGCCGGCAGTTGTGGCGGCTTGTGCCTTGAGGCGGTCAAGGTCGCGCTGGGCGCGCTTGAGGTCGCGGTCGTTGTAGTCGGTGCCGACAACGATCTGGATGCCCTTGCCTGACCCGCCAATAGCCATTAGGGCATCCTCCGGTTTACTTCGTCAACGGCCTTGTCGCACGCCCGTTTCAGGTCTTCCATAATTTCGGGGTACTTGTTAGCGATGGCACCGCGAGCAACGCGGCCTTCCTTCTTGCCGGACTGGACAATCGGAGACCAGCGCTTTCTGGCCATTTCCACGAGCTTTTCGCCTGCCGTGGTCTTCACCTTTTCGCCTCGACCTAGAGACTCAGCAAAGCTGGCAATCGCTGGTGGGCTGGAGTTTGTGTTCACGGTGACTGTTGTTCCGCGGCGTTTGTAGGAACTCTGTACAGGTGCCCACGCGGGCCAGCCGGCGCCGCCTCGACTTCCGCGAGCGCCAGATGTTGCAACCCAGCCGGAAACGGGCGGCTTTTGCGGAGCGAGGCTTTGTGCTTCTGCTACGAGGTCACGGCCGATGTTTGAGATTTCACGACCGACAAGGCGCGCGACGGACGGCTCGAGGGTGCGCAACGCCTTGAGAGCTTGGTCTCCTCCGACTAGGCGAACGCTCATTTCGGCCATGTCAGTTCCTCCCGTGTTGCTGGGCTCTCCACGACAGGTACTTCGACATGGTGAAGATCATGCGGTCGGACTCGGCTGCGACAACGGACGGCGCTAGGCCGAACTCGTAGGCCAGGTGGACTATGAGCCAGTGGGCGTTGTCGTCGCCTCCAAAGGGGCGATCTTGGCCTGGCCGAACTCGACGTTGTCGACGCGGTCAAGCCAGGTGTCGAACTCCTCGGCTGTCCGGTTGGTGCGCTTGAGGGAGTGCCACGCGAGCCAGCAGGCGTCGGTGAGGCGGAAGTCGTCGGCGAGGCGGGCGATGGAGCGGTCGTGTGCCTGCTCGAAGGCCACCTGGTCGGCGACCGAGGCCGTAGCCTCGGCCGCCGTGCCGTCGGCGTAGGTGATGGTGAATTGGATGCGCAAGGTGGTCTCCTACTTAGACGAAGGTGCCAGCGGTGGACTTGGTGATCTCGCCCACGGCGGGCCAGGTCACGTCGAACGTTGTGAGGTCGCCGACCTGCCCGTTGACCGGGGTCTGCTGCGAGCACAGCACCGGGATTGTGTAGAGGGGCGACGTAGCCGCCGCGGTGCCCTGTGTGGTGCTCGTGCCGGCAAGGATCGTGACGGTGCTGGTTCCACCGAAGACGCTCGCCAGGGTCGCGTTCACGCTGGAAGCCTCGTAGTCCTGGTGGAACGAGATGGTGACTGAGGCGTCCTTGAGCCCGGCGATGCGGCTGCGAGCCGACTGGCCGAACGCGGTGGTCTCGATCTCGTCAACGGTCTCGGTGACCTCGACGCTTGCGATGTTCGTCGTGAGCTCGGTCGTGCCGACCTTCACGCGAAGGTTCTTCCCTACAAACTTAGCCACGGGGTGGCCTCCTTCTTCTCTGTGTTAGCCGGCAGCAATCACGCTGACGTTGAATTCCGCCGTGTGATAGGTGACGTCCCCAATGGCGAGCGAGCCCTGGTTGGTCATTTCGGTTACTCGGCAGTCCAAGGCCGTGCCCCCGAGGGAGCGGTCACCTTCGATTGCCGCCTTCACCGACGCCGACCCGCTGGAAGCGCAGTAGGCGTCGAGGTTGGACTGTGATGCCCGGTCAGCCACCCGGCCAACGATGAGCATGATCGTGAATGAGTATTCGTCCGAGCCGCGCCCGAAAGCCGTGTCGTAGGTGATGCGGCCGGGCATGACGATGGCGACGGGGGGCTGCGGGTTGTCGGGGATGTACGACGAGGAGCGGAGCCCGGTGATGGTGGCGAGCCTGGTGGCGAGGCCGGCGCGGAGGTCGGTGAGCGCTGTCATGCGACACCGTTGACGCGGCGATAGCCCTCAACGAGCTGCACAACGTCGGGGTCGAGGCCGCGGCTGACGCGCATGATGCCCATGTCGCCAAAGCCCGCGACGCCGAGAGGCGACTGGAGGCGGGTGAAGATCCTCGAGGCTTGGAGGATGCAGGCCTGCGTCACCGTGACCGGGATGTTGGGCCACCCGAACACGGCCGTCACCTTGATCGAGTTCTCCGGCCCCGTCGGGAAGCTGTAGTCACCGATAGCCCGAATGCGCGTGTACGGCCACACAACCCCACCGAGATAATCGTTAATGGGTTCGGGCTGGGCGTCACCTTCGCCGCCGGCCGTACCAATAGTCCAGGTCGTGTCGTACACGCCGTCCAGTCCCGTCGAGGTCTGCACCTGGGAGATGGAGCGGGCGTCGTCGATCTGCACGACGTAAGGGTTCTCCGTCGAGTAGTAGCGGGTCGCCGTGCCGGCCAGGATGAAGTTGCGGCCACAGTAGGCGTCAATGAGGCGGGACGCCGACTCGACAGCCATCTCGAGCAGCGGGTCGTCTGTGGCGTCGCCGGAGGCGATGCGCAGCGCGGACTTGATTTGCGCCAGGGTCGCGTAGCCGTTCGCAATTGCCACGGGGTTCTCCTATGTCCAGGCGTTATCGACAAGCCGCCTACGGTCCAGCACGGGCGTCTGAGGGGCAGTCACGGTCTCGTGGTTCGGTGGGCCGCCCCATTTGGCGACGTAGTAGTCAAGGTTCCGCGGGAAGGTGCGCTCGTTGTGTCGGGCAAATCCGCTGGCGATGGTTGCCGAGTTGTCGTGGCGGGTGTGGCTGAGCAACTGCTTCACAGGCACGCCGGCCAATTTGCAGCGGCGCCGGTAATCGTTGTCCTCGAAATAAATCGGGTGGAAGTTCTCGTCGAACCAGCCAACCGTGTCGACCGCGGCCTGGTTGATCCCGAAAGCCCCGAACTTAAACAGGCAAGCCACCTTCGGGGCCGGATCCTCCATCGCCCGGCACAAGTGTTCAAGGTCGCCCGCACCGAACTCGATATCGGCGTTCACAATCAGCCACCAAGGCGCGGCAGGCCGGGCCCGAATAATGAAGTTCCATGAGGCCGCGACCCCTAAGTTGAAGCCCGGGTCAATGTAGGTGACCAGCCGGCCCTCAAGCATGGCGCGGGTCTCGTGCGGATCCCCGTTCAGGATCACCAGCGTTTCGCCGGTTTCGACGTCGACCGACTCGAGCATGCGCTCGGCCAGGTCGCCGCGGTTCAGCACCGGAACCCCGAGAACCGGGATCATCGCGCCCATTCGACCGTGTCAGCGATGATCTGCTGCCGGGACCGGCTCGGATGCCAGCCCAGCTCAGTTATCGCCCGAGTGGCGTCAGGGAACTTCTCAGCCGCTTCCTTGAACTGCTCACCGTGCAAGCCGACCGGATCCACCACCGTGACGTCGGCGCCGCCGACATAATCGGCGACCTCGTGCGCCAAAGCCATCATGGAGCAGGTGTTGCCGGGGTTGCCTAGGTTGTAGTCCCGGTTGGCTTCGCCCTTGCGCCAGGCCAGCCAGATGCCGTCCACAATGTCGAGAACGTGCGTCAATGCGCGGCGCTGCGTGCCCGGCGTGTACACCGTGAGCGGCTGCCCGGTGAGGGCCTGCTGCACCAACCGCGGCAGGACGAACCCGCCGGCGGGGGACTGGCGCGGCCCGGCAACGTTGAACGGGCGAATGATCCGCACGTCCAGGTCAGCCGTGTTGAGCAGCATCACCTCGGCGGCGAGCTTCGCAGTCTGGTACTCCAGCCGCGCCCAAGCACCAGGCTCAACGATTCTTGGCATGGTTTCCGCGCACAGGCCCTGGTCGCCGCCGCCATAAACCTCGGAGGTGGACACGTCGATCATGGGCACCTGGTCCCGCATCGCCCAGCGGGCAGCTGCACGCGAACCCTCGACAACCTCTGGCGTGATGTGCCCGGCCCGGTTCAGCACCCCGACAGGGCCGACCGGGGAGGCAAGGTGGAACACGACCTCAGCCCTGACCGGCAGAACGACGTGTCGGCAGTCCGACATCAGGAACCTGACGCGCGGCTCGCTCGGCCACAGCTCGGTGGCGCGCTGCTTGGTGGAGCGGCAGTCGTCGATGACGAGGACGTCCATGCCTTCGGCCAGGCAGCGGTCGACTAAGTGCGACCCGATGAAGCCGAGGCCGCCGGTGATGACGGCGGTCATAGGAGCACGTCCAGAGCCGGGCGCCAATACTTGTCGAACACGACGTCCGCGTCATAGTTGGCGGCGAAGTCGATGGCCTGCTGGGAGCGGCCGCGTCCTCGAGCGTAGGCCGCTTCAAGGTTGTCGACGATGCTGGGCACGAGGGGTGTGAAGAACCAGCAACCCTGGGGTGAGTCCCAGGCGGGCTGCACGTCGCAGAGCCAGCCGTCGCCGACGAGCTCAGGCTGCGCGGTGGCGTTGGACACGATGACCGGTGTGCCGCAGGCCTGCGCCTCAATGGCCGGTATGCCGAATCCTTCGCCGCGCGACGGCTGCAACAGCACATCCATGCCGGTGTAAATCGCGGCAAGGGCTTCCTTCGGGATGCCCATGCGGTAGGAGTAGGAGTCAGCAATAGCGACCCTGTCGCTCGGCACGCCCGTCGCGGCCAGGAGCGCCCGGAGGTCAAGGCCGGTCATGGCTGGACTGGGCTCGGTGTGCAGGTAGAGCCAGACGTCCTCGTGCTTTTGCATCACCATTGCGGCTGCCAGGAAAGACTCGGCGAAGGACTTGCGGTCCACGCCACCCTTGTTTGCCGAGACCATGCCAATGACGAAAGCGTCCTCGGGTATGCCCATCCATGTGCGAGCAGGCACCTGGCCGTCGCTTCCCTGCATCAACTCAGTCGGCTTGAACACCGACGTGTCGATGGCGTGCGGGACGTACAGGGCTTCGATGTCGTGGCGCTCGATGGCGTCAAGCCCGAACTGCGACATGGCAATCGGGGTGACATTCGGGCGGGCCAGCCATTGGATGACCGGCGCCGGCGCGGGGAAATGGTCGATGGGCACCCAGGAGGCGACGCGCTCCAGGACGTCCCAGCCGGCGCCCTTGAACACCCAGCAGTCGAACAAGGTGATGACGACGGCCTGCTGCCCTGTCGGCCGGCCCCAGTCCATCGCATACGCGGGAATGACGTCGTTGGAGTAGACGTCGAGGCCGCGCGGGTAGACCGGCAGACCCTCCCACTCCATCGTCGAGCCCTCGAGCCCGTAGTTGGCCGCAATGGCTACTTCGTAGCCCGCTTGCTTGAGGCGGCGCGTGACTTGCTGCGTTTGCTCGCCGTATCCGGTAGCGGCCCAGGGGCTATTTGATGCCCAGATGATTCTTCGTGCAGCAGGCCCACTCTGACTAGGAACTGCGCTAACGCTGGCGGCAGGTCCACTGGTGTACCTGCGGCGCTGACGATTCTTGCTTTTCGTGGCATGGGCCACCTGTTTCTCCTTTGCGCAGGGGTGTGGATGGCCCCGCCCCCCTGCGCAAAGGCGGGGCCATCCACGTCTGAGATCACCGTCAGGCAGTGCCGCCGGCGAACTTCTTGATATGGCTCGACTGCGGAAGATTTCCGTCGACGTACCAGATGAACCTCAGGTAGGTGAGGTCCTGGTCGAACGCGAAGTCCGTGCTGGTGCTCACCTGGAGACCACCAGCGATGCGGACCGTGTAGCTGGGCAGGTGCCCCGCGAGGACGGACACCGCGTTCACGCCGGTGTTCGCCATGTGCGGGTTGGTTCGCACCGGGAAGCCCAGGATGGTGTCGGGCTTGCCCGGCTCCAGGGTCGGAGTCCAGACGTAGTCGCCGCCGCTCGTCTTGAGCTTGCGCATCGCGCCGATGGAGGCGCGGTTGGCCATAAGGCCGAAGCCGGGCAGCTCGGCGCCCTGGTCAAGGGAGTACACCAGGTCGATGAGGTTGTCGGCCGTGAAGGCGCCAGACACACCCGTGCCACCAGTGATGCCAGCAGAAGCAGCGTTGACGATGCCCTTCGGCTCCACGGTTCCGGTGCCGAGAGTGAGCGCGTAGTTGATCTTGTAGCCGAGAGCCTGGCCGGCCTGCTCGGCAATCCAAGACGTGATGTCGATGGAGGAGTCGCGCACCATCTCAGCGGAAACGGGCACCATGACGGTGTGCTTCCAGGCCTTGAAGGTGACCTGACCGAAGCCGGGGTCGCTTGTGGCGATGGTCCCGCCCTGGGCGGTCTGAGCTGCGGTCGACCAGGTCGACTGCGTCGGGAGGACGAAGTCATTGCCATTCTGCGTGGTGAGGATGGTGACGACCGACGGGTCAAGGAGGACACCGTTGAAGCGCGCCTGTGCGACGACCTGCGAAGCGAAGTCGGTCGGAACGGGCGCGTTGGTGGACGAGGTCAGTACTGAGCGGACCTCGGGGTTGAAGGTGTGCGAGCGACGCTCACCACTGATGAGGCCGCGGATGACATCCTCGTCGGTGGGCTCGGAAGAACGCGCCTCGACGGGGCGGGCGACATTCTCGACGCCACGCATCGCCTCGGCGATCTCAGCCTCACGCTTCTCAGCCGTGATGAGGGTGTCGATAAGCGAACGCTTCTCGTCGAGCTCCGCGAACGTGCGGTCGACGAACTCGCGCTCCTCGGCGGACAGGTCGCGGCTCTCAGCGGCGGCCTCGTCCATCTTTGCCTTGGCTGCGTGGTAGGCCGCCTGGCGGTCCTCCACGAGCTTCTTCAAGTACTCGGACAACGTGATTCACCCCTTTCTGGGGTCTCGGTGTTGGAATGCGCAGGAGGTTTCATTTGCGATCCCGCCGAGGCTCCTCAGAGCGGGTAAGCCCAGCCGCGGCTCACGCGGCCAGGAAGTCTTAGGCCTTGAAGGCCAGGTCGAGCTTTGTGCGCAGCATGTCGATGGACGGGCCAGCGGCGACGAGCTCAGGCTCGGGCTCCGGTGTCGGCTCGCTGGCTGGGGTGAGCTTGGCGACGACGGCGGACAGCAGGCCGGCCTGGTCTTCGGTCAACTGCACGCCGCGCTCGAGGGCGTCGAGGGCGTCGTTGAGCGCACCGGCGTCCTCGCCGGTCTTGTCGGCCAGGTTGTCAATGGCGCGCACCGATGCCGACGTTGCTGGGTAGGCCGGGAAGGTCACTACGGAAACCTCGTGGAGCCTGACGCTGTTGAGGGTGCGCTGCGAGCCGTCCTCACTCCACGAGTCGCCGCCCCGCGGCACCGTAAACCCAAAGCTCATGGCGTCGACGACGCCAGCCTTGAGCAGAGCCGACAGGTCGCGGGCGTAGGTGACATCACCAGGCAAGTCGGCGTCGACCAGCAGACCCGTCGAGTCTTCAGACAGTCGCAGCGTCTTCGAGCGAGTTGAGGCCAGCGGCTTCTCAGGATTGTGATTGACCAGCATGCGCACGTTGTTGCGCGACTTCAGCGAGCGGCCAAACGCGCCAGGCGCGATGGTCTCGGTGAATGGCAGCGGTTCGCTCGGAGAGTTGAACACCGCGGCGTAGCCGGTGAAGCTCATACCGTCACCGGAAGCCGCCTCGCGGAACTCCCACTCATCCACCGTGACGTGGCGGGTTTCCAT